GTCCTCAAGGGCACCATTAGCTTAGGCCGCTAACACATGCCCCCGAAGAAGACGGCCGTCTCGACGGCCCGCACCAGCGACATCGGCTACGTCCCGTTTGCGGACGTCATTGCCGACCCGCAGCTGATGCAACCGCTCTGGGCCGACCTGAGCCTCCCCCAGCAAGTGGCCCTCAAAGCCTTCTATGGCCTCCCGCTGCACAGCGACGCGGAACAGCGGGCGTGGGCCATCTTGCAGGGGTCGTGCCGCGTCGATGCCCTCGGCTACCCCATCGAGGTGACGCCCATCCCCTACACGCCCAAAGAATACGACGTCTTCGTGGGCATCTTGGGCCGACGCAGTGGCAAGTCCTCCCACATCACGGCCTTTGCCACCCTCTACGAAGTCCTGTTCGGGGGGCACATGGCGCATGTGATGCCGGGCCAAGATGTGGTCGTGCCCTACATTGCGCAGGACTTGGCCACCGCCAAGGCCAACATGATCGCCATCGCCCTGATGGCCCAGCAGGTGCCCTTGCTGGCCAAGCAGCTGGTCTCGGCGACCCGCGACAAAATCGAGCTGAAGAACGGCCTCACCATCCTGCCCGAACCCCCCGCCATCAAGACGGGGCGCGGCTTTGCCATGCCCGTCGTCATTGGCGATGAGGTGGGCTTCTGGTATCGCACGGCTGAGGCGGCCAACCCGGACTACGAAGTCCAACGCGCCGTCTCCTACGCCCAGCTCCAGTTCCCACGGGCCAAACAATTCCTGATCTCGACCCCCTATACCGAGGAGGGCCTGCTCTGGGACTACCACCGCGCAGGCACCGGGGGCCACAAGCTCAGCCCGGAGGACCGGGCCGAATACGCCGAGACGCTCGTCCTGCAAGCCTCCACGGCCTGCATGGAAAACCCCCGCGTGACCCGGCGCCGCCTCGAAAAGCTGCAGCGGGACGATGCCGAAGCCTTTGTGCGCGAATCCTTGGCCCAGTTCGTCAGCAGCCTCTCGGGCTTCCTTCCCGCCGATCTGGTCCATGGGGCGTGCGTGGGCCATGGGGCCGAACGCACCCGCAACCAGAACGAAGCCGACGGCTGGAAGCCGACCTATGTGGCGGCCATGGACCCCGCGTTCCGCCACGACACCTTCGCCTTCACCATCTGCCACATGGATGCCGAGGGTCGCGTCGTCCAAGACGTCCTGCGCACATGGACGCCCGACAGCAAACTGAAGCAGCGCCTCGACCCCGCGAGCATCATGAGCCAGATCGGGGCCCTCACGCAGGCATGGGGCATCAGCATGGTCTACAGCGACCAGTATCAGCTCGAAGCCCTCCAGCAGCTGGCGCTCCAATACCACTTCACGATCATCGGGCGGGACTTCACGGGCCAGTCCAAAGCCAAGATGTATGGCTCCCTGCTCCACCTGCTGCGCACCCACAAGCTGCACCTGCTGGACATCCCGGTCATCCTCACCCAGCTGACCCAGCTCCAAAAGAAACTCAACCCGATGGGCCATGTGCAGATTGCGGCGCCCCCGGGCAGGCACGATGACGTGGCCAGCGTCATTGCCCTTGCCACCAGCGTGGCCGTGATGCAGGCGCCCGCCCGCACCGTCGAACCGAAAACGCCCAGCCTCTTTGACGAGGGGCTGGCCTGCATCAAACGCCGTCGGCTGGAGGCCGAAGTCGCATGGCAGTAACGCCCGAGGCTCCCAAGCGGGGCCGTCCCCGCAAACCGGTCCACGAAGCCCAGCTCCTCACCGAGCTGGTGGGCGTGGTCCGCGACACCCTGACCCAGCAACAGCACATCCTCCAGCAGTTGGCGCTGGCCCAACAGAGCCAGACCGAACTGCTCACCACATGGATGCGGCTGATGACGCCCCCTGCCACCCCCACACCGTCCACCACGGCCGACCAGCGCGAGGCCATCCGGGCCGCCGCCGAGGCCGACTGGGAGCCGGTGCTGGCCCCCCGCCTCTCTGACCTCTTTGACGAGACCTTTGCCTCATGATCGAATCCACCTTCCCCGCTGACCAAAGCACCGCCCCGTCGCCGTCAGCGGCGGGGACCACGGCGCCCCCCGTCCCGGCCACCGACGCCGCCGCCAACGAGAGCCTCTCGGCCGAACAGCTGGTGGCCGAGATCTACCACAAATACGACATCCGGCGGCAGATGCGCCGTCCCTACGAAGTCCAGTGGTATCTCAATGCCAGTGCGCTCCGGGGCTTCCCCGACGTCCGCTGGAATGCCGAACTCAACCGCCTCGAAATCAAGCGGGAACCGGCCCACCGCAAGCGCCACCGCATCAACCACATCAAGGCCAAGTATGTGGCCCGCGTGGCCAAATACACCAAGACGCCTCCGGCGCCCACCGTGCTCCCGGCCACCACGGACCGCGACGACATCTTCAATGCCCGCGCCTCCCAAAAAGCCCTCGAATACCTGACGCGCAAGACCAACCTCCGCAGCCAGTGGATGCGCGTCATGCAGTGGGTGCCGGTGACGGGCAAAGCCTTCTGGTGGTTCCGCTACGACGAAGACCGCGTGGCCTATGCGCCCACCCTGCTCGACGGGGAGCGCCAGCCCATTATGGGCGACATCGAAGTGGACTACGGCTCCGCGTTCGAGTTCCTGCCCGCCGACCCCGGCATCGAGGTGCTGGCCGACCAGCCCGAGATCATGCGCGTCCGCATGGTCAAGTGCCGCGACATCGAGCAGCGCTTCGGACTGGAGCCCGGCTCCATCCCCAAAGAATCGAACGACGCCGACCTCTTCTTCTACCAGCGCCAGATTGCCGACCTCGGCACCCGCCAGCAGGGCATGGCGTCCCGGGCCATCACGGCCATGGGCGACGATATCAGTGACGGCTACGCCCTCCAGATCGAATGCTTCACGGCCCCCTGTGCCAAATACCCGCAGGGCCGCTATGCCGTCGTGGCCGGGCACAAACTGCTCCGCGCCTACTATGAGCTGCCGGGCCAGTTCCAGCACGTCCACCGCAACCCCTATCCGTGCGTCGAGTTCTGCGACGATGCGGCGCCGGGCCAGTTCTGGCCCGACGCCTTCATTGAGCGCATGGTGGGCCTCCAGTCCGAATACAACGAATACCGCTCCAAGATGGCCGAGAACTTGGCCATGCACTTCTTCCCCAAGCTCGTGGTCGCCAAGCAGCTCAACCTCGCCGAAGACGCCTACACGTCCGAGGCGGGCGAGCGTCTGAACGTCAACTACGTGCCGGGCATCCCGATGCCCAACTTCCTGCAGCCGTCCAGCGTCATCGGGGATGCGTGGAACGTCCTCAACACCATCAAGCGCGAGATGGACGACGTCTCCCTCATTTACCCGTCCGTGATGGGTGGGGCTGGGGGCGCCTCCAGCGGCTTCCAGACCAACCTTCTCCAAGAGGCCGCAGACCAAGTCCACGGGCCCGCCATCCAGCGCAACGCCATGGCGCTCGAAGAGGCCTACTACAAGCTGCGGCACCTGATGAAGCTCCACTACACGGAGCCGCGCCTCATCAGCGTCCTCGGGGCCAACAACCTCCCCGAGATCTACGAGTTCACCAGCGACTCCATTGACGAGCAGGCCGACGTCCGCATCGAACCCGACAGCCTGATGCCCATGCTCCGCTCAGCCCGCGTCGATATGATCCGGGGGCTGTTTGGCGATGGCCTCTTTGGCGACCCCAAGGACCCCGTCACGCGCAAGCGCGTCCTCGACATGATCCGGATGGGCGGCTACGCCGACTTCGAGATCGACCGCGAGCAGCGCGACCAAGAGCAGGCCCAGCTCGAAAACATCCAGATGACCCGAGGCGAACCCCTCGCCAAGCCCCAAGTCTGGGAAGACCACCGCATCCACTGGGAGTCGCACGTCGATCTCTTCAAGTCGCCCCAGTCCCAAGACTGGCCCGAGCCCCTCCGCGTGGCCTACGCATGGCACGCCCTCATCCACCTCTCCTACCTCTCCGAGGACGATGCCCTCAAGATGGCGGGCGAGTTTGGCCTGCGCGACAAACTGGAACAACTCCTCGCCCTGCGCCACCCCCCGGCCCCAGCGCCGGAGCCCGCGCCACCCGCACCACCCCAAGGCGGGGGAGCTCCCGCGCCACCAGCGCCACCTCCGCCCCCGATGCCCCCACCCGGCCCACCCGCGCCGCCCGCGCCGGAACTGGGAGGCTTCCCGGAGGCCCCGCCGCCCGCGATTCCGCCCGAGGTCCTCGCCGCCCTCATGGCGCAAGGGCCGCAAGGTTGACGGCGCCCACAAAATAGTGTATAATACCGCTATCTCGTACGTTCGCTGACGTGTCAGCGTCCAGCCCCCTACGCGATGCCGATGGGGGGCTGGTCTTTTGCCCCTCGGAATCACGCGACTCCACGGCTCGCACCGCCAGAGACCCGCGTTTTTGCCAAAGACCTCTCTGCCGAGAGTTTGGCCCGTGCCACATATGTCAGAATCCGCACTGAACCCCGCGACCATTGACTTCACCTCCCTCCGGGAGCAAGCGATGGCGCATCCCGCTGGCAACGACACCGAGCCTACTGCCCCGGTCGTCGCGGAGTCAGCCCCCGCCCCCGTCAGCGCCAGTCCCGTGCCCGAGGCCGCCCCAGCGGCGACACCCTCGCTGAGCCCGGCCGACCTCAAGGTGCTGGACTTGCCCGAGGATGGGCATGTGCGGGTGAAGGTGGATGGACAGGAGCAGCTGCTCCCGGTCCACGAGTTTAAGGACGGGATCTCCCGAGAAGCGGTCTTTACCAAACGGATGCAGACGCTGGCCGAACAGCGCCGCTCAGCCGAAACTGAGCTGGCCGCCCAGTATGCCTACCTGCAGCAGCAGGCCCAAGCCCTTGAACAGGCCCAAGCCTATCTGCACCAGCAGGCGCAAGCGGCGTATGCTCCGGCCCAGACCACTCCCGAGACCTCAGCGGCCTCGATGCCGCAGCTCCAAGACCTCGCCACCGTCGGTGACGTGCAATCGCAGATCCAGCAGGCCGTGGCCCAGCTGTCGCAGTACCAGCAGCAGCGCGAACAACAATTCGTGAGCGCCTTGGGGCAAGCGTCCCAGCGCGTCCAAGAAGATGTGGCGTTGCAGCGGGATGCCTCAGCCTACAGCAAGGGGCTCCAGAGCGTCTTGAGCAAGCCGGAATATGCGGCCTTGACCAAGGCGCTGCCCTACGCGGAGCAGACCATTCGCTACGAAGTGGCGAATATGGACCCGCAGTCCATCGACCAAGCCTTAGCGTTCACCGAACAGGTGGCCAAGGGCTACGTGGACACGCTCCGGGCCGCCACGCAAGATCTGCAGGTTCGGCAGTCTGTGGCGCAAGCACGCGCTAAACTTGAACCCCCGGCAGGCTCCCCGCCCGCGCCGACGCAAGCCTACAAACCCGGGTCCGCCTTTGGCAAGAACGGGTTTGACTGGAATGCCCTTCGGGCCCGCGCCGAGCAAATGATGGGCTAGGGCCGCCGGATATCCCCTCTCGGAGTATTGCGCAATGGCGTTTGATTACACCGCAGCGTCCCCCATCCTGAAGGAAGTCTACCTTCCGGCGCTGCAGGAACTGCTCAACAATGCAACCCCCCTTCTCGCCTCGATGGAGAAGGAAATCGTCCCGGTCGAAGGTGGCAACTTTGTCATCTCGATCCACCGCACCCGCAACAACGCGGCGGCCATTGGCCGCTCGGAAAACAGCACGCTGCCGACCGCGGGTCAGCAGGGCTACGTCCGGGCCATCGTCCCGGTCAAGCAGCTCTACAGCCGCATCAACGTGTCCGGCAAGGCCATCGCGGCCACCCGCTCGAACAAGGGCGCGTTCCTCCGGGCCCTCGAAGCGGAAATGAAGTACGTCATGACCGACACCAAGCGCGGCCTGAACCGTCAGCTCAACGGCGACGGCACGGGCGCCCTCGCGTACTGGACGGGCGCGGATGACACCAGCCCGGCCACGGTCGATGACAACCTCGGCAACGGCACCACGCAGCTCGGTGTGGGCGCGGTGACCTGCGACCTGATCGACGCCTCGGACAACAGCACCAAGGTGGGCAACTCCATCGTGGTGACCCGTGGCGCGGTCTCGACGGCGACCACCTCGGTCAGCTGGACGGGCACGGTCAGCGGCTCGGCGGACGGCGACTACCTCGTCCTCGAAGATACGCTGGGCGAAGAGATGACGGGCATTCAGGGCGTCATTTCGGATGCCAACCCGACCCTCCTGACGGGCGGTCTCCACGGCCTGCCCGTGGCAACCTACCCGGACTGGAAGGCGATCGTCATCGGTGACGACAGCGCCAAGGTTGATCTGACCTTCCCGCTCCTCCAGCAGCTGGTCTCGCGCATCGTGAGCGAGTCGGCCATTGACGAGTCGGAACTCAAGATGTTCCACTGCCACCCGGCCATGCGCGACACCTACGTCAAGCTGTGCCAAGACGAGCGCGTCTTCTACAACGTCATGAAGCTCGATGGCGGCTGGGAAGCCGTGACCTACAACGGCAAGCCCATCGTGGCCGACACGCAGTGCCGTCGCAACGCGATCTTCGCGATTGCGCCGTCCTCGCTGTCCCTCATGCAGATGGCCCCCTTGGACTTCATGGACAAGGACGGCTCGGTGTTCTACCGCATCTCGGGCGGCGATGTCGATGCCTACGGCGCGACCGCGTTCGTCTATCAGGAGCTGGGCTGCAAGGCCCGCAACCAGAACGGCCTCCTCAAGGGCCTTAATGAAGTATGGCAGTAAGCCCACGCTAACTGAGTGACCCCCTAGCCACCGCGGTTAGGGGGTCTCTCCCTAACTGGGCCACATGCACCAGCGTGGCCTGTTCATTAGGAGTCTCCCATGGCTGATATTTCCAAGCGCATCAAATCCCCCCGTCGCGAGCGCGGCGACTACGCGGCGAAGACCGCCGCCTACACCCTCAAGTCCAGCGATTCGGGCACGATCTACAAGTGGAACTCGGCGACGGCGTTCAACTTCACGCTGCCCCCGGTCCAGAAGGCCCTCAAGGGCGTCTTCTTCGACTTCATCATCCAGACGGCCGCCACGGGTGGCACGGGCCATGGCGTCTCCCCGGCTGCGGTGGACAAGATCTTTGCGCCGGGCGTGACCGCCACGGATGACAAGGACATCTACTTTGCGACCGCGGGCGATGCGGTGGGCAACGGCTTCCGCCTCGTCTCGGACGGCGTGGACGGCTGGCACCTGATCTTCCTGAACGGCACGATCTCGCAAGAAGCATAATTCCCAGACACCGCTTGGGCCCACACGCCCGAGCGGTGTCGTTCGTCTGAGGAGGTGGCGGTGGAGGCCCCACGCGCATTTACAGAACGCTTACAGGACGCCTTTGATGGGCGTCTGCGCATTCGCTGGTCGAACGCGGCCCACGAATTTCAGATTGAACAGCGGGTCGCACGCGGGCTCATCAACTTCCCCGCCGCCCTGACCGACGACGAACACATTCGCCTGCGCGATGGCTACTTCTACGTCATGTCGGTGCGCACGGGCGACCGGATG